CTAGGCTAAATGTCTCTGGAGCTGGCGCCAGAGCTTTCGCGTCAGTAGAGAAACGCCCTGCCGGCTCGCTTCGGTCACGAACCCCGACCGGAGGCTGTGCCCCCCCAAAAAATCACCTTCCAGCCCAGCCATGCGCGCCCGCCGCTGCACGATTTCGCCGACCGCGGCGGGGGACAGGGCAGGGCCGACGTGCCGTTTCCATAGCCTCCGGAAAATCGCCCCCTCGGTGACCCCAGACGCCTCCAACCAATTCTGCAGGGCGCGGGCAGCCCGATCCAGCACCGGCTTGTCCGGCGTCGAGGTCGCGGTGACGCCGGCCTGCTGGGTCTTGCTGTGCTCCAGTCGGTAGATATAGCCGGCCTCGCCGATCCGACGCAGGTCGCGCAGGTCGGCGGCCGCGGTCTCGCTGCGTCGGCGCCCGCCGCTGGCAAACCCAAAGCAGAGCAGGGCGCGATCCCGGATCCCTTCCAGGCTGTCGTCGCAGGTGGCCAGCAGCGCCTCCAGCTCAGGCAAGGTGATGGCGGTCTTCTTGCGCGGCCGCTCGCCACGCTTGACCGCAGCTCGTGCCGCGCGGCTAAGCACAGTGCGAATGGCTGGCTGCTCGCAGGGATTGGTCGCCTGTTTGAGCCGGTGCGCGGTGGACAGCACGGCGACCCGATGCCGCACGGTGGCCAGCGTCCACGGCCCAAGTTTGGCCTTCAAGCCAGCCGCCACCAGCGCTTGGTCGACTGCCGGCAGCAGCTCCCACGCCAATTCGCCCTCGGTCGAGCGGCGCTGCACGTGGTCGACCACAAACTGCAACACGGTGGCCTCGGGCACCGGCAAGGTCAGTTCGATGCCATAACGAGCGGCATGCCAGCCGGCCCAGTAGCGCAGGACACTGGTGTAGCTGCGGGTGGTGTTCTCCGCTGCCGCTTCGGCCAGCAGTTCGCGGACCGCGTCGGCGGCTTGGCGGGCTAGCTGTTCCGGCAGCACCAGACTGTTGGCCGTCGCGGCGAGTACGGGAATCGTAGAGCTATCTTTCATACTACCCGCGATAAGCATCACTTATCGCCAGTACGGAATCAACGGGGCAGGGTGCCCAGACAGGAGCAACAACTGAAATCTAGTCATCAGCGTGTGGAACTGCTGGAGGCAGCGCGGGATTCACTCGACGCTAGGGTGCAGGAAGTCCAGGAGTTGGCGAGATCTGAGCGAGAATCGCTTGGCCAGTACGTCAGATCTGCCGAGGATCGAGCGCTACGCGGCGTAGATCAGGCCCGGCAAGAAGTCAGACTGCTGCAAGCGCAGCTTGCTGCGACGGTAAAGAAACACGCCGGCGTTGAGGCGGACCTCCGGCATGTCGTGGAGCGAGCGCAAGCCGCAGCCAGTTCGGCAACCGCTGAGGCGGACAACCAGCGCGGAAGGAGCGCCGCGCTTGAGGAGCAACTTGCGAGGCTCCAAAGTCTGCCCGCCGAATTCGAGGCAGCGCTTCGGCGAAATCAGCAAGCTCAAAAATCGCCTAAGAAAGCTTTAAAACGAGCTAAGAAGGCCACGCCCAAGACACCATAGGCTCACGTGAGTGCCTTCCGCTTCGCGGCAGCGGCGATTGCGGCGCGTACTTCAGTGAGATCACTTGGTCGTGCGAATCGTCGGCCTACTGTCGGCCTGGGCGCGCTCGACCTTTGCCTGGAACCACTGAGTGTGGCTCTTTGCCTTTTCAGCAAAGTCCTCAGCAGAAGATGCTGTCATCTGAGCAACAAACACCTCAATGAAATCAATGGCTGGCAGGGTTAAGGGTAAAATTGACAACAATTAGGAAAGCCGACAATCCGGGCCAGCCACGCCATCAGCGTACTTACATAATATACATTATGCGAAATGGGTGATGGCCCGTCTTGCGGGGTTCGTCGGCTCCGGCTGGCGCTGGCTCAAGCTCTGGATCGGCTCTTGCTTCTCCTCTCGGACACCCAACAAGGACGAGATTGCAGCATGACCGAGATGGACACGCACGACCGCATCAACCTAACCGGCCCTTGGGCCGGTTTTGGCTTTCAGGGAGGCCACATGTTCACCCCTGAGGGCTACAGCCTTGAGCCGGTCGATATGACCTGGTGGTCGCTCACCTGCAACATCGCCCGGGAATGGCGGCTGATGATGGAGGAAGCCCGGCCGCGGCCGACGCGATCGCTGACCGCTGGAAAGCCCTGTGCCACAACGGATTCCAGCGTCGTATACCTGCGCGAGTACGTCAGAACTCGCAGGGAACGGCGACTGGGCATGGGTGACCCCGGCACTGTCGCCGAGCCGTCCAATGTGGTGCACATGTCCCGTGGGCCACGGCGCCCCAAGCGCGGGTGAGGCGTTGACCGTAGGGGCGTTGCCCCTACACCCCGGCTAGAATGCCCGGATCTATCACTAGGGAACGGCCATGGACGACCACCGAACAGCTAGCGCAATACACAGCATCTGGTGGCAGGTAGCACTTGGTGGTTTTTTGGCGCTGTCGGCGCACAGTTTGGTAGAGGCCGCGTATGTCAAGTATCAGGCTGGGAAAATCACCCGGGACCTGGAGGCGGAGTTCGGTCCGCTTTACACCCGCAAATACGCACCCGCCCCTGTGCAGCAGCCGCAGCGGGCGGCACCATTACGTGATAACGAGCGCTGCATCGAAGGGCGGCGATTTGAACGCGTTGCAGGGGGCTGGAAACAGGTGGATGCCCCCTGCTAGAGATTGTCGTCGTGCTGGCGAAGCTGCCGCTTAACCCAAACCAGCAGCCAGAGCGCCCTGCCAGCCGCAATCAGCAACGCAACACCGGCCACAAGAAAGAGTGCATCCATGCCACACCGCCCCGCGAACGACGCACAACAGCGCCAGATGGCCGACATAGTACCTTGTCGAGGCAGGACCTATTTGCCGTTGTAGCTGTTCTGCACCGACTCGGGGAACGTCGCCATGGGGCGACTCGCCACGCCGATCACGGAGGCGGCCGATAGGCCATGGCCGACGCCGCCAGCGCCGCCCCCACTCGCTACGCTCGCAGGCACGGCACCAGCGCCGCCGCCCGACAGGTTGTATAGGCGCGCATCCTTCTCGCGCACGGGCGCGTTGTAGGGCCACGCCGTCGCAACTGTGACGTGCTTTCCAGCGGAAAGACGCAGGCCATACGATTCGACAGCGACCTCATAGCCCAACGCACGCAGCTGCCGAATGTCGAGTTGCTCAATGACCTCGTTGGTATCGTTGCTGATCCACTGCACCCACGCCCGATCCTCACCGGCGACCTGGGCAATCAGCGACAGACGAATACGACCCCTTTCCGCCAGATCCGCGATATACCGCTGTTCGGTGGTGAGGTCCGCAAACGGGTCGGGTTCCGGGGTACGAGCGCCCTGCTCTTCCGCCACTGCCGGCACCCCGCCAGTCGGGGCATGCACACGCGCTGGCGGCGCCTGCGTCACAGATTCCGCAACAGGCTTCTTTTCGGGCTTTGACCGCATGAAGAACCCTGCGAAAAAGTACGCGCCGATGCTGCCCAGGACAACGAAGATCACGGTGCGCATTGCCATCGCAGCCCACACCGTTTTGCCGCCTTCCTCGTAGACCTCAGTGTTCTCCGCGCCCGGTGCGTAGCCGTCATAGAGCGGAAAAATGGCCGGATCGTACTTGAGGGTCTGGCCGCCCACCTTCTCGTATTTGCCCGGCGAGGTGGTGTGGAAAAACGTGACGCGATAGCGCGACTTGCTGCCCACCGCCGTCAGCTTCTGGAACGTGTTTTTACGCTCGATGCGCGCCTTGACCGCAGAATGCAGGCGGTTGATCCACTGGGTCATGATGACGCCATCGCCACCGTTCTGGCCCAGCAGCGCCCAGAAATTCTCAACCGCTGGTGCCAACGGCTTGCGCTCGTTGACGTAGAACTCATGGACCTCATCGATCACGACCAGGGCATCTTTGAACACATCCGGGATGCACCACTTTCCGCTGTCGTCCTGGCTGCAGGAGAACGTGGCCACAACGTCCTTTGTGTCAACGCACACCAGCAGCTGCCGCACGTCACTCTCGCTCATGCCGAGGTGAGTGGCGATCTTCTCGTGGCGCAGCCCGTTTAACCGGGCAAACACGCGACGCCCTTTCTTGAGCGCGGGCAGGATGTGGTTCTTTACCGCGTCGTAGCTCTTACCGGCACGCGGCACACCTTCGTTGAAAACGAGCATTACCAGATACCTATGGTCAGGACGCGTCGCAGCAGATAGAAAACGATGGCAACGCCGATCATCACCATGGACGGCCCAAGCTGGAACACATCGGCAAACCACAACACAGTGCCGCCGCCGTTGGCGAGCATGGAGCCGATACTCTGGCCCTGCATGAACTCTGGCAGCGGCATCTTCGACAGCACGTAAAGAACTACTGTGGCGACCATTTCAAAGCCGCGCACGAACGAATCACCGATGAGGTCGAACAGCGCCTCAAAGACTGCAATCAGGACCTTCCACAGCCACGCTGTGAGGTCATCGAGCCAACCAGCCAACATAGACCGCCCTCAGGTCAATGCGATGCGCACAGCCGCGTAGGCTGCAATCGCGAAGATCACGTAACCGCATGCTTTCAGGAGTGCCAAGAACTCGCCCGAGCAATGCGCGCTGTAGGTCATGGCCTGCCACCACTTCGACGCGCCAAGGGTGAACGTGGGGCAAGAACCACCACCGGGCACCTTCATAAAGTCGCCGATGCCGTCTACCAGCTCGGTCTTCTTTGCCTTGTCGAAGAAGTCATCCACCACCTTCTGAATCGTCTTCTCCGACTTCTTGTAGAGCTTGCCGTCAGGCGGCGTGGTTTGACCTGGGCCATCGCCGTCACCCTCGCCGGGGCCGGTACCGCCGCCACCACCACCGCCGCCATCTCCATCCCCGTCGCCATCACCATCACCATCACCGCCGCCATCTCCACCGCCATCTCCACCCCCGCCGCCACCGGTCTCTCCACCGGTTCCGCCGCCATCACCGCCACCGTCGCCACCACCGTCACCACCGCCCGTTTCGCCGCCGGTACCGCCGCCATCGCCACCGCCCGGCTCTGCGCTTTCAGGAGGCGGCATCTCGCTCTTGTTGCAAGTCGCGCCGGTTGGAGTAAAGAGGCGACCTGTCGGCGAGCCTGCCCACAGCCCACCCTCATAAGCGCAGCCGTCGCTACATACGCCGCCGAGTCCGGTTGCCCCGCCGCCCTTCCAGCCTGTTTGCTCTGGACGCTTGTCGCAGGTCTGACCGAGGGGGAAATCAAATTGACCCACGTCTGAGCGCTGCCAGACTGATCCGTTTGGCGTGTACTGGAATGAACCGACATAGATGTTCGGCTTTACGTTCCCAAACACGTCCTTCATTTCACATTTCGGTTCTTTGCGCGATCCCGGTGCAAGCTTGACGGCAGCTTCAGTGGCCGCAACGCATGCGGAATATGCCGCGCCTTGATCGGCATACGTGGATGCTGCATCCGCCTCACCGGCAGTGCAGAGCCCCAGTGCCAGGGCAACAAGAAAGCGCTTCATGCGTCGAGGCCCTTGACACCCGCCATGCCACAACACGCGCCGATGAATCCACACAGCACTAAAACGATCATGACTCATCCCCTATCCGTCCCCACATAGAGCAAGGGCGATGCCGTAGCACCGCCCCGCCCTGCCCTGCATCAGCCGAAGAACCCGGCCACCTTCTTTGCTGCCCACTTGGTGAAGCCCAGCAGGGCGATGATGGTGGCCGCGCCGATCAGGGCGGGAACGGCATCGGCAGCGCTCAGGCCCGAAAGAATTGCATCCATGGTGTCTCTCCTAACATTGGTTGATTGATTGGTTTTTTGCCGGTTATTTGTCAAACATCGTGGCAACGCTACCGGCCATGCGCCCCACGACGAACCACACGATCACCGCACCACAGCACGCCGTGAACCACGTGAGCGCGTCCTCTGGTGTGGGCATTGCGAGTGCTTGCTGCACGACTTCATAGATGCCGTGTTCCGCAGCACTGACCAGCACGTAGCCCGTGCATTCGGCGACCGGTTGCCCGGTGGGAACCAGCGTGCCGTCTGCTTGCAGGACTACGCACAGGGACATGGATTAGGCCGCCGAGGCCGAGCGCGGTGCGGGCTTGCCCAGCTGGCGCAAAACGGTGAACTTGCTCAGGGTGACAACGCCCTTGTTGACCTGGGCCATGGCGGCAACGTCCAGTTCGTATTCGCCCACGGCGTAAGCGGGCTGGCCGTTGTCCAGGCGCACATCGAAGGGGTACGCGAAGCCGCCGGTTTCCAGCTTGCCCTTCTGCTTGCGGGTGCTGTACTTGACGTCTTCGTTGCGGTCGTTCTTGAACGTGCCGCCACGCTCATCGATCTGCGAATCCAGCACGGTGACCTTGATGATGTTGTCCATTTCGTTACCCCTTTGAGGTTTGGTTTACGCCCGCGATTTCGGGCCAGAGCGCTGCTGTATCTCCTGTTGCCCACCTCGGCAGCTTTGGCGAGGTGCAGGTTTCAATGACCGCCTTCAACGACTCAGCGTCGGGGCAGTTACGGCTGATGAAAGCCAAGGTCGCGCCGTACTGGCGGCGCAAGTGCCTGCGCGCGCTCTTCCACGTTGCTTCCACTGCGGCTTTCGTGACGTCGATGCGGGTGGCAACGCAGTGCAGAAAGTTCAGCACCGGGTACGCACCCAACAGGTACGACGCTGGGTCGCGGAGTATGTCGAGGGGAAGCTCCTTGCGATTCGATGCGCGGAACTGCGCTTCATAGCGCACCCACGGCGAGCTCTTGTCGCCCTGCTCCCTGCCCTTCTCGTAGACGCGCAGCTGCTTTTCCGACTTCTTCCCGCCCACATACAGCGTCTTGCCGTCGCCACTGTCGTAGTCGTCCACCAGCTGCGCCTTAGGGCGCTGCCCACGGTTGTCAAACTCGCCATCGGCGTACCACTTCTGTGCCAGGCGCAACGGGTAATCACCGATCAGATCATCAGCACACACGTCAACACGGGTGATCCTTCCGGCGCAGCTTTCGAGCTTCGCTCGAAGCTCCAGCCACCGCTTCGCATGGCCGCAGCGCGCTGCGCCAACTGACTTGCATCCTGTACCAGTCAACTCAATGCGAGCGGTATAGGTGCCATCCGCACGGCGGCACTCTTCCCCGCCCAACTCGATCATGCCGACGAACTCTTTTGCGGCGTTGAGGATCTTTACGCGCCACAGGTAGAAGCGACCGCCGCTCGCTGCCACGTCTAATTCAAGGCCCAACCCGGCGAAGAACCAGCAGAACACCTGCAGGGCGGCAATACGGGCGTTCTCAGCGCTCGCATCGATCCACTGCCGCATTTCCTCTTGTGTTTCGCCTTCGGTGAAGTCGACCTCCCGAAGAGCGGTGAACAGATCAATGGAAGCGGAAAACCAGTCGATGCCTACCGTGAGGGTTCCAGCCTCGTTCCTGAATTCACTGACTCCCCTGTTAGACGAGGGGAGTCCTGCCGCCGCTCCCGCGCCGTCAGCCACGGATCACCTCTGCGCGCTCAGCAAAGCCAGCAGCAGCCAACAGGTCGCCACGCTTGGTGGCTTCGATTTCGTTACGGAAGAGTTCGGCCAGCGCGTCGGCCAGCACCTGGGCTTCGCGAGCCGGGTTCGGGCGGGTGCTTTCGATCACGTCGCGCAACTTGCGCGGGAAGACGGCGACACCGAGGGCGAGCGCGATGCTCGAGCCCACCAGTGCCAGCACGATGCAGATGTCAGCCATGAAGCCCCCTCCCCTAGCCCCTAGAAACCCCGCCAGCGACCTAGGGGGATCGGCTGGCGGGTATCGTCTACATCCGTAGGCGATGGGGCTTTATACGCGCCTACGCCCGTAGGCGTCAACACCTGTAGGCTACGGCTGTACACGACACCGAGGCGGTTATGGACTGGAACGACTTTTTCGAGCGCACCCGGGTTTCGGCCAAGGTCGAGAGCTATTCGAAATTGGCACCTCTGTTGGGCATCACGGACGGTGCGATTGGTCACTACCGCATGGGTCGGCGCGTCCCGCAGGTGTGGGTGGTGGCGGACGCACTGCGAATCCAAGGGCATCCGGAGCCTGAAAAACAGGCGATTGAGATCATGAAGCGCGCAGCGCTCACGTCGCCTGAGCGGACATTCTGGAAGCGGCTTGCGGCGACTGCGATGGCCCTAGCGCTGGGGGTTGGCTTCGCCTCGCCTCGCGACGTACAGGCGGCTGTGGGCGGCTTTGATGCGACACCCTCTATACATTATGCGAAATGC